CAAAATCTCTAGCTGCATCGTCTGCGAGTATTTTAACAGAACTTTTCTTTCCCTCTAATTTTTGTACCTGGTCAAAAATTTGTTGAGCTTTGTTACTTCTAGATCTAAAAGGTTTACCTATAAACTTATCCACCCATCTTTCTATCTGTGAGTCGCTAAAAGCAAGATCCTTACCTTTAGTAGCTAACATCTTACTTACTTTACCTGTGCCATATATGAAAGGTAATACAGGAAAAGCTAACTCTACACCAAATTTAAATTTATTATTTAATTGTCTAAAAGCATCATCATCAGCTTTTGTTCTTTGCTCTCTATCTAAGCCTGTAGGAAGAAAATCTAAAGCGTCGATATCTCCAAACGTACCTATATCTTCTGCTTTCATTACCACAGCTGCAGTTCCAAAACCACCTCCAACAGTAACTCCTACAAATTTGTCAAACCCTGATGCTTTGTTCAAGTCTTTAGCTTTGCTCGAAGCTTTAGCTACCCCTGAAGTAGCATCATCTAATTTTCCATATCTACCAGTCTTAATAGCGTTAACTAAAGGACCAGCTAAATTTCTTGCTTTAGTGGTTAAGTATGTAATAAGTGGCCCTGTTGTTTTCATAGCTATCTTTCCACCACCATATAATTGTATAAAAGCTTCTGTTAAATGCCCTGCCGCTGTTTCTCTAGCTGCTTCTTCTGTTTGATTTTCTATAAGACCAAAAATAGTTTTTTCAAATTCTTTGTTAAATCTTTCTGTTAAACTTTGATCTACATCTACGCCATCACCTTTTGCAGCGTCGTATAAAAGAGTTCCAAAATTAATTATACCTTTGGGTATTTTAATAGCACCACTAATTACAGCGCTACTCATAGACTCACCTAAGCCTACTTCGTAATCGTCTTTATCTCCTAATCCAACTTTTTTAGGTTCTGCGTATTTAACTTCAGGTTCTTCTAGTTTTTCTGTTGCTTCTTTAGCTTCTGCTTGAGCAGCTTTAGCTTCTCCAAATAAAGATACATCTTTTGGAAGAAGTGATGAAAGTTCAGTATATTTTTTTTCTTCCTTAATTCTTTTTCTTACGTCTTCTTCAGATAAACCTTGATTTAAAAGTTCTTCTTCAGTTAATCTTTTGATTAAACCATCAATACCTTCTTCACCGACGATACGACTGTAAAGTTGACCTTCGTCTAAACCCTCTTCAATTTTTTCTCTTGTCTCTGGAGAAGGAATAAGAAAATCGTACCAGTTGGACTTGTCGGCCATTTCTACTCCTCTTTAATAATTGACTCTACTTCAATAATTTTATTGCCTTGTTTCTTAACAAATTTAGCTTTTTCTACATCGTATACAATAACACCATCCGGTAAATCTTTAATCATAGAGTTTGATAAAATAGTATTATCTTTATCATATTCACTGCTACCAAAAATATATTTATTACTAGAGGCTGTTCCAACAAAATCTGCGTATGCTTCTGGATTAGATGTTTCTAACGTTTTTAAGTTGTCGTATAAAATTTTAGCTTGCAACTCATCTATTTTTGGAGTTCCAAATCTATTTTTTGTAGAGTTAATAATACTGTCAATAGTAGATTCATAAGTTAGTTGTGCTTGATCTTCAGGATCTCGTTTTTTTCTAAACTCAGGTAATGCTCTGTTTAATGCTTCCTCTTTACTTATGTCAAACTCCTTCATTAAATAATCTACTTTTTCTTGTAAAGCTATTTTGTCTGAATCAGATAAATCTTTATATAAGTCTAGTGCTATTGCTTGTCTTGTTTTCTTTTGTGATCTTATATCTTTAAGTAAGTCAGCTGTAGGTTCTTTTGATGCAAGAAGTATATTACCAATAGTTCCACCACCGCCAGTTGTCCCTGCAATCGATGGTCCTAATTGTAATAAGAATTGTGTTAAAGGATCATCTAATTTAGAATCACCACCAGCAGCCATGATTGTATCAATACTATCAGAAAGTTTTACCCCTACACCCAGATCCTCTGCATTACTATTAGAGTATTGTCCTCTTTCGACAACGTTATTCATGATGCCGCCACCAACGTCACCACCTTTTCTAAACATAGGTCTTTTAAATGTATTACTCATATTACGTAAACGCTCTGTATACTCCTGCTAATGTAGCTCCAGCTCCTAATGCTGTTTGTAATGGTGTAGGTGTAGGCGTCGTTTGAGTTTGGAACTGTGCTGGGTATCCAGAAATTAATCCCATAACACCCTGACCATATTGTTGAGCTAAGCTTAATGGTTGCTGTTGTTGTGCTTGTAATAACTGCTGCTGAGCAGATAACTCAGCTTGCTGCTGCGCTTGCTGTTGCGTACCTAATGCACCTAAAGCTGAAATCTGTTGACCAAATAATTGTGGAGCAGCTTGAGCTAATCCCATTTGGTTCATAAAGTTTTGTTGTGCAAGTTGTTGAGCCTGCCCAAAACCTTGTTGTAATAACTGTGCCTGTAATGCTGCCCGGTTCCTGTCGCTGGTTGTTTGATACTCAGATCTTACAACTCCTTCTCTACCACCACCTAAAACGCCTCTAGATACAGCTTGCGCTGCAATACTAGGAATTCCTTTTTGAGCTTGTACATCAAACTCTTTTAAAGTTTCTGAAATAACATCTTGTTGATATGGTGACATAAACTGCTGATATGCAGTTGGTCCAGTTGTAGCTGCAGCTGTTTGTAGAAATGGTGCAAAAGATCCTAAACCACCTCTTAACGCTTGAGCTTCTTGTGTAATACCTGATGTAGGAGCCACGAACTGTGGACCCATAGTTTTAGATAAATCTACACCTCGTAGACCACCAATAGCTTTTTGTAAATCGGCTAAATATGTTTTACCTGCCGCTTCAATAAACGGTGCTGGTAATTGTTGTACTGTTGAAACTTCTGCCATTATCCTACCTTACTCTCTAGGTTCTTCATGAGATCATACATTCTCTGAGCACCTTTGTTGACACTACCACCTCCAGCAGCTCTTACTGCATCAGCGGTAAATACAAATTCGTTATTTGATAACATCGCTGGAATGTCATCAGCTTTTTCTTTTACACCAACTGGTGGTATAAATCCACCTGTTTCTCTCATATCTAGTTCTTTTACACCTTTAGAATTTACGTTTATTGGTAGGCCCTCGATGCCTGATGCCTGTTCCACTAACTTATCAGAACCAAATGCACGGCCAACTCTACCTCCCTCAGCCATGTTTCCTACATCAACTGTTTGGTCATCTGCTTGTTCTACCATAGCATTTATTCTTATATCGTAATCTTCAGGTGTTTCACTTTCACCTTTTGGATATAATCTTGAAAACTGTATTTTTAATTGATCATTTACTTGTGCTCTTCTTTTAGCATAATCTTCATTAGATTCATTGTCCCCTTGTTCTCTCTCAGCAAGTAGACCTGTAATCACTGCACCAGCTCCACCTATCTTTAATGCGTTTAAACCCTTATCTTTACCGCCTGTAAAAAAACTACCTATATTACCTAAATTAAACATAGAATTTGCTCCACCAAAAAAAGTGCTAGCTCCACCTGGTATAAGCATAGGTGCAAAATTTAACAAAGCTAATTTACCAGCATCAGAACTAACTAAACTTTTAATACCTTTACCTACACCTTTAACAGCTTTTTTAACGGACTTAACTATACTCCCTAAACCGTATTGTGCTCTACCGCCATAGGCCATAGCTTTTTTATCAAATTCTTCTCTGGCTGCATCAATTGCTTCTTGTTGATTAAAACCTCTTTCCATAAACTCTTCTACAAGTCTCATGAACTCTCTTTCATTTTCGTCCATAGAAGCCATTTTCATATCTGGCTTATCACGTCTATAATCACCTTTTAGAATGATATCTGGGGCTCCTGCTATAAATTTTTTCGATGCTGTAGTGTCTGTTAATGCCATAATTTTGTCTAAATTTAGTTTGTAAGGCAGGCATACTAATCCTGAAATATCACACTTTATTTGATTTTTTTACTATCGTCAATACCTTTGAGAGGCTGACTTCCTTGGTACAAGTCGTCCCAAAATCTACCACAATAAGAGTATTCGCCAACGTGAGTAATATAATCTTTAACATATATGTGAATTTTACCGCCCATATCTGACCATCTTTGACAAAATCCAAAGTCTTCACCAAAGTATCGTTTAGTTTTAGGATCATGAAGAGTATCAAAAAGATTGAACATATTGTCTTTTTTCTCTGTATTACCATTGATTATGGTTGGTTGATATATCTCTAGCTCAGGGTATTGTTTAATCATTTTTTCTATAACTTCTCTTTTAATTAACAGACAGCCGGTAGGAGCATGAGTTACTTCTGCCACCCCATCTTCTACTTGTATTCTTTGTGGGTCTTCTACTTTCAAAGGAAAGGTATAACCCGCTCTTGATAAATCATCCTTATCATTTACAGCTCTATGTTTTGTTGTCATTCTTCTCCACGTTTTATCCCAGTCAAATGTTTTCATCGGATAAGGACAGCCAATTACATCTTTATCTTTTTCTAACATAGTAAAAATAGTTTTTGGTTGAAAGTCTATATCAGAGTCTATGAATAATAAATGTGTGTAACCATCTGCGTGATTTAACATTTCGGCTACACACAAGTTTCTACCTTGTGTAACTAAAGAGGATTTCATCAAAGTAAAACTAACAAGTATTTTTCTTCTCATACATTCTTGTTGAAAGTTTAAAACAGCTTGACAGTAATGCATGGACACATCGCTATGCACAGGTGTGCACACCATTATTTTGTGTTGAGAGTTCGTTCCAATATGGATCGTGGTAACTTCGGTGTCCCCTTTCGTAGATGGCTTATTAAACCAGATGGGTTCATTGTTTGCGCCTTGCGCTTTATTACTTTTTTGCATTTACCGCTCCCTCCAAAAATCTTTTCCAAGATGTGCCTATTTTATTCCAACCATAATATGCTTGTGCATATGCAGATTGACATTCCAAATGATTGTGTATTTCTGTTCTATGTAAACTTTCAGCAGCAGCTTCTATACCGTAAGCAAATTTTTCAGCTAGTAATCTATAATTTTTTTCATAGGGTATATACATAGGAAACTCAGCACCTGTCTCAAACAAAGCTCCATAATTAGTTGTAATACAATACAACCCTGCAGCCATAGCTTCTAATAAAGATATACAAAACGTTTCTTCAAATATACTTGGGTACACATACATATGATAATTATGTATGTGATCTTTTATAAATCCGTTTGGTTTATAACCAACATAATTAACATTAGGTAATTCTTCTGCTTGCTTGTAAAGCTCTTTGTAAGCATGATCGTTTTGATCATAAAAATCTTTACCATAAACTTGTGTAGAAGAATAAACATCTAAACTTATCAATGGATTTTTAACTAATTGCATCGCTCCTAATAATACAGATAATCCTCGCCAAGGTGTATTTTGATGAATAATTTTTATAGGTTGACCTTTTTGATACGGAGCAGACTTACCTATTTTATCTATACCATTTTTAATAACTACAGATTTATGTGTAGGTATATCAAATTGATCTCTAAAATGTTCATAGTTCCAATGACTATTAAACACATACCAATCGTACTTGTCGTGATTAGATTTATCTTTAAACCAATGATATAAATTACTTTGATCGTAAGAATTTTTTTGCCATAGGATATTTACTTTTGTAGGATGTAAAGGTACTTTACCTGGCACAGATGTACATATCTGTACTTCAGATAATAATTTATTATCGACGTATTTTTGCAAATAGTCTAATTGTATTTCAGTTCCGCCTTTAGGGTTTTGATTTATTGTCATTGTTACTCATCGCTTTCTGTATCATGTCTAAACCTTTCGGAGATACCTGCACAGTTATATCTTGTACTATATCAGGTCCTTCTTTCTTTTCTTTAAACACTTCGTTAGTTTTAGTATTACGCCACGTAGTTATCGTAGTGCAATCTATCTTAATTATGTTATCCGTTTTCATTCTCTCTGTTTATTAAAGCATAACTTATAAGGCCTTGTATTTTATTAGTGCCTGTAGCTGCTTGTACAGTTATAGCATCTCCTGCTTCTAAATTCAAGCCTTGTGGTGAAGCATTCACTTGCGTCTTAGCGGCTACATCGCTTCTAAAAAATTCATATTCAGCACTTGAATCAGATGAATCTACAAAATTCATGTTTACTAAAATAGCTGATGAGGCATCATTGTTTGCACAATAGATACTTTTAACTATAATTGTGCCATCAACAGGGCAAGTAAGCACTGTAGTTTTGCTTGTATCAACTTGTTTAAAACCTTGGTTTTTATAAAAAATACTCATGTTAAAAAATAATTAAATGCCTCTTGTTCGTTTTTTAAATCTTGTTGAAAAGAAAAATTAAGTTGTTGTTGCATAGTAGCTAACGCTTCTATAATTTGTCTTTGGTTTTCTGCTTCGTATTCTGGTGCAGGTTCAGGTATATATGCTGTTACTTTTGCCATGATTATTTAGGTGAACCGTATTTTCCCCCTGGTGTGCTAGGTGAATCAATTGTTTTACCACCACTATACGTATTTGTTTTTGCCGCAAAAGCATTGCCACCATCACCTTCAGATTTACCACCTGTAGTTGTTTCGCCCTCATGAATATTTATAGATTTAGTGTTTTTAATTTTATCTAATAAATCTTTTGCTTGTTTATCTTTAATTGCTTTTTGATTTTGTAAGAAACTAAAATTATTTAAATTGTTTTTATTCATCTCAGACCATGTCTTACCAAATTGATTTGTATTATCTAAGCTGCCAAATTTATTTTCCCAATTCTTTTTAGATTTATCTAATTGCTCTGATAAATCATTATACCTTTCTTCAATAGATTCTGCATAGTTACCCAAAAGACTTCTAACATTTTTACCCATTTGATCTTTTAACAAACCTGTATTTGGATCTACAAAAATACCTGGTATTCCTCCTTGCATATTAGATTTAATAAATTTTCTATCTAAATATGGAAGCGTATCAAACTTATCTAATCTTTGTATCATTCCTATACCTGGTATCATGTTAATACCACCCTTGATCATGTTAGGTAAAGTTTGAGTAATAAAATCTTTTGCTTTGGTTACAAATGGTATACCTTTGTTTTGACCAGGTAAAGGCACTTGTGGAACATCAGGTTCATTAGCTACACCATAAGAAGTATCAAAACCTAATGATGTTACAGGTCGTTGATTAGGAAGATAATAAGGTTCTTGAAAATTTTGTAGAGATGTCAAAGTGTCTGGCAATTGATTTACAGATTTAAAAGGAAATTGATTTTGCATATCTGTAAAAGGTCTAGCTATTGGTACAGTAGTGCCTGGATAGTATTCAACACTATCATTAATAGGCTCACCTGTAATAACATTAAAATCTGGCTCTGCACTAGCTGCAGGAGGAAAAAAGAAATCTCCTATTTTTTGTAAAATACCTGTTTTCTGTGTTTGTTGGTTTTGAGCAGCCGCTAGATATGCTTCTGCTTGTTGTCTAATCTCAGGCGTATCGCTATTTAACATAGCTTGTAAATTTTGATCTGATATACCTATGCCATAACTAATTGGTGTTGCCATTATCTTCTTCCATCCGGTTGTGCATCAAGTCTAAAAGTTCCGTATCTCCAAGATTCGCCTGTAGATGTATTGGCTATTTGAATTGATACTAATCTTCCTCGAGCTCGGGTATCTACTTTATCAGTAGTTGATGTTATTGTAAAGGGACCTAAAGGTGAGCCTACAGGAGCATTATCAGGGTAATCATTTAAAAATAAAGTAACCTTAGAATTACCACGTAAATATTTAAAGTCAGGTATAAATCTTTTAACTGACATAAAGAACTCTCCATCTCCTCTGTAGTCTGCTACTCCTGTTTGTTGACCCAGCGGACTTCGTCTAGATGTAATATCCCAATCTCCAGATTTAATAAATGCATCGATAGAAGTGGTGCCAGAACTATTGACCTGATCGTCGCCCACTTCATGAGCATAGTAAATAGATGCACCATACTTGCTAGTTAGACCACTGATAGCAGAAAAAACAGGTAAAGCTGTAGAATCATAATCCGTTGCATAAGGTAAACTATACACTCCTTGATCTTGATAACTAGATCTATCTAAAGAAGACGTTGTAAATACATTCTCCGAATAATTGTAAGTTACACATCTATCAATCTGTTCTGACCCTGACTTAGGATAGAACCAATTTATTTCTGTGTATAAAGCATTTGGTGATGAGTAAACAATATCAGAAGCTCCATAGTTAATTCCTAAATTACTTCCATCGGTGCTAAACACAAAGTCTTCAACTAAACATGGTAATGATTTTACTGTACCATCAAACACAAAAAATCCACCTTCAGCTGACATCCACCACACAGCTCCATTTGCATAAGATACAGCATGCTGACCTATACATCCACAGTTTGTACCCACTTGTCTTACAGAGAAAGTGAAAGGTGGACCCACAAATTGAATTACATAAGCTGCTTGATCAGTCAAACAGAATACGTAATCTTTACCTTGTATGGCTGCAACAATCCTGTTTCCTGTATCCAGTCTAAATGTACCGGCAGTGTTGGTTGAGGTTGGTGCATAGGTATTTAAATCTTCTTGATTAGAAAATCTTACAAACATTGGATCCTGAGTAGCAGGGGTTCCAATAGTTGTTTCAGTTCCAAAATGAAATAAGTGTCTATCTCTATCAGATACAAGAGTTACTCGTGTAGCTGTAGGATTGTTTGTGGTATTGAAATTTGTCGTAGTCGTAGAGGCTCTAACTGTTCTAGGTGTAGCTGCCCCTGCATCCCAAGTAAAAGTTTTACCATCAAATATAGTTGCAACTAGTACTTCTCCAAAATTATCAAGGCTCCAGTTTCCTGGATCCAGAGTCACGTTGCTTACGGTTCTAGCTGTGCCCCATGTAGAATTACCCCACAGATATGTACCCCATCCATAACCTCTAGTTTGAAAAGTAGGTCCTACTACAATATAAGGTTGAACGGTTGCTGAACCTGTTCCACTTCCACCTGGGTTAACCGCTACTACAGGTGTTGTGATATCAAAAGTATTATTTGTTACATTTCTAATTTCAAAAGCTCCATCTGTAAAAGTAGAAGCCGATGTAAATCCATTTGGAGTAACAGACATAGTGTTAAAAGTAATATATCTTCCAGCCTCTAATCCATGACTAGTAAGATTAACAGTTACATTAGCAGAACCTTGAACAGTGTCGAAAGTAGCTGTTCCAGATATTTGAGTATCTAGAGGTGTAATATCGTAAAAGGCTTCATCGTAGTATAAAAACAAACCTTGTGACGTTCCAATAGCTACATATTTCTCACCTTTAAAACTAGTAAAAGCATGTTGAGCTCTTGCAGCTCCCGGTAAAGTTTCTTGGGCTACAGTTAATTGTTCCCAACCACCTATTTTTTCAGGTAGTCCATATCTAAATCTAACGAAATCTCCATCTACCCATTGACCTTCAGCCCCTGAGTCTGTCGCTTGTTTGTTAAATCCTGGTTTAAAATTAAGTTTCTGTAGCATAAACCCAGTATTATATAGAGTTTTTAATTTTTTGGTAGTATTATATTCCACTCTAGCTTGGAGATCAACTCCCATAAATGGACTACTTTTGAACGATTATCTTTCAGATATTGATGTAGTTCTTCTGTATCTACAATAATAAATTGATCTTTTACATCATAAACTATTTTATCTGCTTTAGTTTTAAACGATCCACCCTTTGCATAATTTTTTAAAGGACGTAAATCAAATTTAAGTTTTTGATTGTGGAGGATTCCTTCTACGTCCCACAATTCTCTTTTTTTCTGATTAGGGGTAGCTTCTTTAGTAATAGTAAGCAGTTGTTTAAAATCATTTAATGACATGTTTCGTATAGGGTTCGTTACCTATTTCACCTGTAATAAAATAATTGGCACCAATTATAATTCTATCTTCATCATGTTCATTAGGATCAGATCCATGTCTGACATCACCAGGGAATATTACTACATCGCCTTCTTCTGGTTGAATACACCAGCTTGTAGAATTGTATATATTGTATTGTTTTATTTTGTAATCGAAAAAGAATATGTTTTCTAAAGATGATTTATCTACCCAAAACTTTAACGCACCACTCTTTATTCTAGCGTAGTATACTAAACTAAATAGACAATTAGGATGTCTATGATCGTGGTGTTGACTACCTTTTCTTGATAATGCACTCCAATCCACAACTCTAACTAATTTGTTATCTATACCTAATACGTCTTTAGCATATGTATTAGCCATGTTATCTATAAATTTTTTTACAGGACTGAGAAATTTATGTTTAAATATATTTGTTGAGTCACTTAGTTTAGCACCTCCTATATTTAATTTAGTGCTTTGATTATAACCTAACGTTTTTAATTTTAATATATCTTTATCAGATATCTTAAAATCAGTTGAGTATACTTTGATAGGCACTGCTCTTATATCTATAGATTGTTTTATTTCCACCATGGACCCGTCTCAAAAATAGTGCAAGATATTCTTTCTCCTTTAGTTACAGGAGTTACTTTGTGTAGAAAATAAGATGGAAATACTATCATACTACCAGGTTGATCGAACTCTTTGACATGATACGGTCTACCATCAAACAGTTTAAACACTCCCCCTTCATAAGGTTTTTCAGATAAATTAATTAATGTAGTTAATTTTAAAGTAAAGTTTTCAGAATAAGGTTCTGAATCTACATGCCATTTATATTGACCTCGATTAGAAGCTTTATATTTATTTTGAATAATGTCGTCATCAATATTATTATAAATATCAAAACCAAATACTTTTCGATTTATCCACCCAACTGATTTCCTAATATCTTTTATCTTTTTAATTTTATTATAATTTGTTTGAACAGCTACCGATGATTTAACAGTAGGAGCTTGTTTGTGAAATGGCCGAGGAGCTTTATCAAACTCTTTATTTATCTTTTTAATTTCAGCTTTAGTTAGGTAATCGTTAACGTAATAGTAAGTAAATTTCATTAATAGTAGTTCCAGTTTATATTTATTCTTGCATTATCATTTGTAGTAGATGTACTTGAATGAGGTTTAGAGGCATCAAACAATAACAATCTATTTTCTACTGAATCTATTTTAGTATCATCTTCTAAAATAGTAGCTCCATTACAGGTATTAATAGAAAAGATAGCTGCTTTGTGTGGATAGTTATAATCAATATGTGTTTTATGTTTTATTAGTTTTGCTGTGACTGGATATAAATTACATTTAACTCTTAATAAAGCTCTAGGATTTATTTTATCTATTAAAGGGAGTAGAATATCAAAGTGTGTTGACCTTTTAAAAACTGTTCCTGAATAAAATATGTGAGTAAAATAACAAGACTTTTCTTTCTTTTCAAATTCATTTATATCTGGTGTGTAATGCCATGGGAAGTCTGCATGCATGATAGCACTTTTTAATTCTAAAAATTCATGTCTTGGTAAGAAATCATCTAATACTGTATACTTACCTGTAGCATGAGCTAGTTGTTTCTTTTTCTTATACATAATTAATATTTATTACAGCTCTCCTTTCTACGTCTGTCTGGCTAACTCCTCTATGTAGAGTTTGGCAGGGGAATATTATAATTTTATTTTGTTCAGAAGCAATAAATTTATCTTTAACATATGTACCACCATTACAAGTATTAAGATATAGAATAGCTGTTTTACCTCCAGGTAAATCATAATCGGTGTGTAAATCTGATGTATAAGAATATAAAACTTCTCTTGTCATCATATTACATCTTGCTTGTATTAATTTCTTACATTTTAATTTTTTTATAATAGGTACAATCCACTCTTCATAGTGAGGAGATTGAATTTCGTCTTTGTCATAGAAAGAATGATTAAACCAGTAATGATCATTTTTAACCATTTCATTTCTCCAATACCAAGGAAAGTTTTGTGAAAAAACCCTAAGTTGTATTTTGGTTAATAGATCTGTATCTATAAAATTCTTATATACATTCATGTTGCCACCAACCAGTTAAAATATATTTATTTTGTTTTACAGGAGGATAGCCTTTGTGAGTGTGAGTCCAAGTTGCAGGCCAAATTAAAGTTAATCCTTTTTTAGGTTTTATCTTTACCTTTTGGTCCCAGAAGCCTGTTTCTCCTCCACTAGTTACAGTATTTAAATAAGTCATAAATACTAAATGTCTTTTATATGTAGCTTTACTACCAGCATTTTCATTATGCCATATATGATAACCTTGTTTAGGTTTGTATCTTTGTATTTTTGGCCATGGTTCCAGACCCCAAATTTCCTGGCCTTCATCACAATAAATATATTCTTTCTTATATTTTTCTAAACATTTATTTAACTCATTCATATAGGTATCAAATAAAATTGTATCTTGTGGTTTAAAATGTATTTCTGTAGTATCTTTTTTCTTTGGATCATAGTCTTCATCATATCCTTTTCCTATCAAAAAAGTTCCTTTAAATTTTTTATCACTACTTTCAAAATAATCGATTAAATCATCACATAAGTTTTTATCTATATAACTTTTACCTATAAAATTAGTCATTCTTTATCCAATCTACTATTAAATGTATTCTATCTTTATTGCTTTTATTTATAACAGAATGGTATTTATGTGCGTTGTTTATTTCCCATATCTCACCTTCTTTAAGATGTTTCTCCTCATTATCTATATTAAATAAAACGTCTTTATGAGTTACTAAAGGGATGTGAGTTCTAACACACAACGTTAAACTTGTTCCTTTGTCTATGTGAGGTGCTATGGCTGACTTAGCTGGCAGCATAACTAAAATAGCTCTTATGATATATCCTGGACCTATTTTTTCTTTATAAACATCTTTTAAATCTTCCATTTGAGATTCAAACACATTGTAATTAATATGATAGGTAGGATTATTTATTCTAAAATCTTTATCAAATATAAGAGGAACAGTTTTAGTTTGTTGATGAACTTCGAATGTTTCTTGCCTCCAATTAAATTCATCCCAATCATTTTCTATTTCATGTAATTTATGTTTAAACATAGATACATCAATAGAAGTTATAAATTTATAATTAAACATATTATTCTTTTATTCTAAAATCAAAATTAACTACCGTTCGATATGTAGATTCAACGGGTGAATTACCAGCGTGATATCTATCTCCATCGAAATAAAGAGCAGATCCCTTCTTAGGAGTATTTCTTTTAGCTATAGTAAGTTTAGTTTTGTCATAAAAATTAGGATAATCTTTACTATGTTTTTCTTTAAACATAATAGTATCTCCATCTGAATCATGTAAATAATATACTAAAGATTTATATTTATCTAAATCTGCTAGATCTACGTGTGGATAGTTATATTTATTCAAGGTGTGCCCTTTACTATAAAATGTACGTCTAATCCTGATTCTTAATATTTCTGTAATCTTTACTTTTTGTTTTTCTGCAAAGGCGTCTAGAATAATTTTAAATCTTTCAAAGAACTCTGAGTTAGCTCCTTGGGGTTGGAAATATAAAGTATGAATCCACGCGTATGTTTCAGTGATATTTCATTTCTGTCATATATTACATTTCCATAAAAAAACCATGGAAACTGATCATTGTTAACTATGTTTTCCAAATAGTCTTGTTGTTGTTTAGTCAATAAATTTTTAAATATCTTCATTAGTTTTTTATTTCTTTAGGACATGCAGAAATAGGTAGTCCTACATGTTTTCTGGCATCGTATAAAATATCTGAATTACGTGAAGTGTAATGTAAAAACAATTGACCACAAGTTTTACCTTTAAATTTTTCTCTCCAATGAGGTAAGTCTGTGCCTTGATATAAAAGAGCATCTCCAGGTTTCAGGGTAATATCTGTTTTAATTCCTTTTTTATCTACTAAAAATATAGGCCATTTATCTCCACCTAAATTTAATGTTAAGGAAACAGCGCATGCTTTCCTATCTTTGTGTTTACGCAAATCATCTCCTTTTTTATAAAGTCTAGCGTAGCTATAACTTTCTATAAGTTTTAATTTTGTTTGTGTTTCCACTTTCTTTTTTAAAAAAACTATTAAATTATCAAAAGCTGTATCTCCATATACAGCGTACGTAGTGGGGCACATATGATCTCCTAATCTTCCCCAATCAAGATTATAAGGAGAAATTAAACCGGTATCGTTTAAAGTAATAAATACGTTTCTTTTTAAATGTAGATAAGTATATAGAAAATCAGCTAGCTGTTTGTCTATTATATTCTTTTGAATACTGTATCCTCTATCTTTAAAAGACATCTAATTCTTTACACCTTTTGATGATATGTGTAGGTAATATATTTTTATTTTTTATTTTTCTTGGTTTACCTAAAACCAATTTATGTAAAGGAATTTCTGGTCCACCTACGTCTTCATAAATTTTATCGTTATATTGAATTCCATTATTTTCAAACTGACCTGTAACTTTGTAATTAACTTTAGTATATTTTAAACCTAAATATTTAAATACTCGTTTTATTTCTTTTTCAGGGTTTTTAATTAAATCTTTATAATGAACTACAATATGATCCAATTTCTTTTCT